AGCTGTTAAACGAAGTTTCCAGGTTGAAGGTTTTTCTGGATCTGGTACATATGCATAATCAGATGCCGGGAAAACTTCACCGCCTTCAGTTTTACCACCTTTCGCTTTATTCATCGAAATACCAGCGGCCTGTTGCAACGTTATAATATATTCATTTACCGCGTCACGCAATGCTGCTTGTTTATCGGTAACAGAATCATCTTTTGCAATATCCTCTGCTGCTTCATAAAGCGCATCGTTCAACATCCACGAATTAGAGAGGAAATCACGAACTTTCTGTTCAAGTTCTTTTTCAGCCAGTGCTGCACTAAATGTTGACTTTAAAAGAACAACAGCAGGCGGTTCTGAATGTGATTTAAGAACAAGAGCATTTGCTCCCTCGTGAGCAGGTTTTGTCACGCCGGACAGAAAACCGATCTTCATCGATTTAGCGCGGCGTAAATGATTAGTACCATCTGTACGCATTATTCCACATCCTCATAATATGCAGTTCCACCGATACTATATCCCGTATATTCACCAGTCTGAAACTTTTTCAAAACTTCGTCATCAGTTATCAACGTACCAACAATGACGCCTGTCTGATCCAGTTTATCAACCAGCCCAAAACTTGCCGCAATGTCTTCAGTCATCGGAAACGCAAACACAACTTTCCCAACAGGTTGTTCATTGTGCATATTGTCCATGATGCGCTGATCAGAATTCATGAAATCCAACCATGCTTTCAGAGTGACATCCTCGGGAAATTGCTCGTTGTCCGTGTCTGTGTAAATTTCTAACTGGCCTGTCTCCTGATTACGTTTTTTACAGATACTACCCCAACCGAATACCATACGTAGTGAGTTGTCAACCTTATTAACTTTTACGTTAATCACGGGGATTGTCCTCGTATTGTTTCAACATGACTAAATTCTAACATTTCAGATGAATAAATGCACTGGTGATACACGCTGTTTACGACGTTACCGAATATCTCAGAAAGATTCTTGATCGGTTCAACAGCAGTCGTTACCGGTTCAACACCGTCCAGATGTTCAGCGACAACCTGGAAAAACACTGTGTTAGTTTCACGGTCAATAATAACCACTGTGCTGGAACTATCTTCAACAATGCTGAATGAGTAGTCGTAACGATCACCGTGAATTTTACGGGCGCGACGAATGAATTCGTCTGTAGCAACTCTGATGTTCGGATCCATACATTCAACCCTTCTTGTTCTCTTAACCACAGGGTAGTTGTGTCGGTGTAATCCGTCAAGAATTATTTTACGTATAGATTCATGGGAAGTATGCGACCCCCCTATACCTTTTAAACCTCTCCTACTTACAGCAACTTATACTACTTATACTACTCTTCTATTTATCTATGTTTATTATGTTTTCTATAAAAAGGTAATAAAAAGAATAAGATAGAGAAGGGTTGGTTAAAAAATAAACATGACGAAATCTATGAATTTATGATCTACTAATACAGAACGTGTATTAGCTGCAACTCAAAATCATGAAACCTATGTAAAACCATGTACAGTTAGTACACGTTCTGTATTAGCTGTATCTTTAAAATAATTCTTGACGGATTGCAAACTGTGGTATATCTTTATCACAGGGAGCGACAATGGGTTGCTGGTGAATGAGGATGTGAAAATGGGAATGTATACCGAATTAGTGTTGAAGTGTCAGATTAAAGTAGATGCACCCGTGGATGTGAAAGCTATTATTGCACACATGTTCTGTGGTGAAAAAGAACCAGAGAAACTACCACAACATAAGTTTTTCAGTCTTCCCAGATGGAATTTTATTGGTAGTTGTAGCAGTTTTTATCATCACCCGGAAGTAATAAATAGTTGTCCTAAATTTGATTTCACCGATACTCAATATGTTTTTAGTCGTAGTGATATTAAAAATTATGGTGGTGAGATTGAACAATTTATCGATTGGTTGAAACCATATGTTGATGCTGAAGATGGTGCGTGTATTGGTTGGACGTGGTACGAAGAAGACTTACAACCAACATTAATCATTAAATAACTCCGAGACACTAAAATGAAGAAACTGATCCTGTGTGCATTACTGACAACAACCTTGACAGCCTGTGATAATGCTGCTGATGTTGCCAGTCGTAACGTTGCAACCGCTGCAGCTAACTTTGAAGTAAATCGTCGTATCGTTTTCTATAACGTTCGTAACGGTGAGTATCTTTTGTCTATCGAAGGTCGTTGTGCCCGTGAGAACACTAGCAAAGAGATCGAAATCACCTGTAAAACTGGTCCGAACGACGTTAAGAAACACTTTATGGGGTTAACCACGGAGGTAACTTATTTCATTGAACAAATAGACCCTTCACCAACAGATCAGTATCGTTATCGTGTTACGTTTAACCCGATGCAAATTCTCCCGGATCTGAATATCCGTCACCCTGGGGAATAACCTATGGGTAAAAAGAAACGGAAACAGCCTGTCAAGAAAGAACCATATAACCCACGACATGTCAATGAGTTATGGGCTAAAGATGTGGACGATTTTACTGAATCTGACTGGAGTAAAGTCACAAGGTTGATCGTTAAATTAAGACGACTATCGAGGTACGCGTAATGTGTGATTGTATGAAAAAAATTGGTGACGAACTTCAAAAACGTCTGATGGAAAAAGTACCAGTAGGTTCGGAAGTCAGCACTAACCTGTTTGATAAAGTGGGCTGGGATAATCAGTGTTTCGGTCTGACGTCTGGTAAAATTCACGTTATGTTGAAATATCGTCTTGCATACCGTGCTAAAAAGAAAAACGGTGAACTGGCGAAGAACTTCACACGCCTGGGAACCAACATCAAAATGTCTTATTGTCCGTTCTGTGGTGAAAAACAGGAGTAACCGCTATGGGAATGAAACAGATTTGGGATGGTAAAAACCTTCCTCCAGTTGGTTGTGAAGTGTTGATCCATCTGGCAAGCGTTAACAAGTGGGTGGCACGAACTGTTCAGGGTTATGAAATATGGCCTTCTGTTTATGAAAATGATACTGCACATCACAGGATAAACATAAAATTTGAAGATAATGTTCGTCTGTTATGTGATGTGCGACCTCTTGACTGGCGTGAACCTGATTAACCCAATGAACCTATATCTTCCGGCAAACTATACTGTACCCTGCAACGACAATTAATCACGTTAGCGGCACTACCGTTAGGATCACGAGGAAACATAAGTGGTCCTAACGGCGTTGAAAACGGTCTGTCCATTGGTATCCAACCGTTCGTTTCACCCGTGGAAATATGCGCATCACGTGTCCGACCATCCTTTCTATATAACCAGCGCTTCAGCAATTCATTACTAACAGCCCCGGTAATCTGTCCCTGACGTATTGCCTGATCCTGACCAACTGATACAGCACGAAGTGATTCAGTACGCGCTATTGTCTCTGTACGCTGTTTTACGTAACGCAAGCGTGTCTGTTCGATTATCTGGTCAATCTTCGCCTGTGATAGTTTCCCGGCACTTACAGCGTTCTTCGCACTGTCTGTAACAGTGGTCAGACTGTTCATATAACCTGCTTCACCTTTTTCCAGTGCTGATCGCAGACGTTGAACCGTCATTTCTTGCCGTGTGGTTAACCCTATTGATGATCGAAAATCACGGGCTATCTGACGCGGATTTCGTCCGGTTACCACACCCTGGTTAACAGCAATCTGAACAGCTTTGACTGTTTCGTCACTGACTTCACGGATCAGTTGTCCGACATAGTTGTTGATGTATGTACTGACCTGTGGGGTGACCAGACTGAACACAACCGGACCTGTCACAGCCGCTTTCGGTAAAACCTGAACGACTACACGACCTGATTCGGCGATCGCGTCTTCAATAACCGGGCGCAACTGTGCACTAAGTTCATCAGGGAGTGTTTCAAGAATGGGGAGTAGCCCGGTAATACCCTGAGTTTCAATGATGTATTCCAGGTTAGCTAACGACTCACTACGACGCACGTTTTCCCACACAACATCAAGTGCTTCGCGAATGCGAGCGTCATACTTGTCTGAAATATCCGGGTATGGGTCTTTAGTAGCCATAAAAAAGCCTCAGTTAACACACTGAGGCCGATTATATCACGTGTTACGGGCGTGGAAGATTACGTTTTTCAGTTCCCTGAATGCGGTTCTTAACTTCGCGGATCTGTTCTTCCAGAAACTTTAACGCTTTTTGCGCTCGTTCGTAGTCTATTTCAAGTTCACGTAATAATTTTTCATCTTTTGTCACGAGTATAACGTCCTTTAAAACCTGGTCTGACCATCAACTTACCATTCACTACCGCGTGAAATTCACCATTGGTGTCATCCATATATTTATAAACTGTCGCTTTGTTACACCCAATCCGCCTGGCAAGTTCTGTCACGTTGCCATAAACGGTGGGTAGTAATTCAGAAATAGTTTGAACCATTATAATAGTTCCCCTCTGTCACGTGCCACACGTTCGATTAACCGAATCGTGGCAGACCGTTTATCACCGTCATAAGGTTCTTCATAACAAAGATCGTCCGTGAAAACGATTTGTTCACGGTCACAGTGAATAACAATAATGTCGTATTTAACCAGAAGGTCGAATGCTTGTTCACCGTTCATTGTTAAGATATTCCTCTGCGTGTAATGCAGCATAGCTGATCAGGTCTTCCAGACTGTCACGATGTGGTGTTTCAGTGTTGGAATAGAAACGAACCGCTTTTAACAACATCAGGAACAACCATCCTTCACCTGGTGTTAAATCGCGCCCGGTAATTGTGTTAAACGCAGCAACTATTTTAGCTGACGAACGTTCCTGACTAGACGTGTCATACTGCTTACCACGTTCTGTCAGTAGCTGTTCAGCCTGTTTCAGTAAATCAGACGCTGTTGATGGTTGTTGAACGGGTGTGAATGTGCACCGACAGTTTGACGGTGGTGTAATTGTTTCAGTTCCGACGGTCATTGGTGACCAGGAACGTTTGTCTGTAATACGAACAGCATAACCATGTTCGACTAACTGGTCGTCATTCCACCCGGTCGCAATGAATTCTTCGTAAGTATTACCACGGGCTTTCGGTGTCATTAACAGTTTTGTTTTGACAGGTGTTGCTGGACCACAAGGGCGTTTTTCAAAGATTTCAAAGTCATCAGCATTCTCCATAATTTGTGGCGGATTTCTTAAAATTGGTGCGTACATTGAACCATCAGACCATGCAAAAGTGTTTGTTGTCTTATTAAGAACAACACATGTAGCCCAGTCTGGCGCTTCACTCCAGTCTACTTGTTGTGTTTTCATTTGATAGTCAAGTGATTGTTTTTCACTTTCAGCATCATATGCAGGTATGTTCCACGGATGTTCAAACATCATTTATTCCTCATTGGTTAACGTTGACAGAAGTTTAAAATAATTCTTGACACATTGCAAGCGATCACACTAACATTTGTCACGAACGAAACACACTGAGGAATCAAACAATGACTAATGAAGATGTTGCCAAACAATTGCGAGAAATCGCGGATCTGATTGATAGTGGTGAACTTTTACCAATTCGTGTCCGTAAATACACCGAGATTTTAGATCGACAAGGTTCTCTTGAAATTGATTTTTTTACTAGTAAAACAAGAGGAATTAAACAATGACTAACCTGTATATCAAAAAACTAACACCCCACGCTGAACTTCCGACACGTGCAACACCAGACAGCGCAGGGTTAGACGTTCGTGCTTGTCTGTGGGAAGAATCGGTAACCATATTCACAGAATCAGGCGCTAAAGTGGAACGTCCGGTTGTTGCAGGAACAATCGCATTATGGCCCGGCGACCGCGCTATGATCCCCACTGGTCTGAAAATGTCAGTTGATAACGGATATTGCATTAAATTCTACCCGCGTTCCGGCATGAGTCTTAAAAATGGTTTGTCACTGATCAACTGTGTGGGTATCGGTGATCGTGATTATAAAGAAGAATACTACGTTACGCTGACTAACCACGGGCAGAAATTACAGACTATCGCAGACGGTGAACGCGTTTGTCAGCTTATGGTTGAACGTGTTGAACCTGTTAATCTGGTTGAAGTGGAAGAATTACCAGATGTTGATAGTCAGCGTAATGGCGGGTTTGGATCAACAGGACGGGTATGATGAACAATCGTGATTTATTAGTCAACGCAGCACGGGCTGCTGAAATCCAGGGTAAATATTACGTCGCGTACGACGAACGTTACATAAACGAAGGTATTGATATAGGTATTGGTCGCCTGTGGAACCCTCTTACACGTAATGAGGATGCTTTCAGTCTGATGGTTAACATGTACATGGATCTGGATGTTCGTGACAACGAAGTGACTGTTAATAACCCTGACACTGGTGTTAGTTATAAGCAACCAGTTAACCACGGAGAAGACCGTGAAAAAGCAACGCGTTTAGCGATCGTCAACTGTGCAGCAATTGTGGGGTCGTATTTATGAAAAGTTTTTGTGAAAAACACATGCGTGATAACAGTGACCAAAAACATGGTATTTGTCCTGACTGTGTGAATGAAAAACAACAATGGGATGGTGAAGGTTTACCACCTGTCGGTACAGTATGCGAGTGGTTAGCAAGCGTTGATCACGATTGGGTAAAGGTGACGGTATTAGGTCATCATGGTGATGATACATGGTTAAAGCCTGATGACGGTACACAATCGTTTATTGTAGGTAACGCGGAAAACTTCAGACCTATTCCGAAAGAACGTGAAAAGGTTATTGATGAAATGAGAAATTCGGTTACTAACTATAACAATACATCTGTTATTCACGCGATAGAGCAACTTTACGATGCTGGTTACCGTAACTATGCAGCACAACCCGGTTTTGAGTGGCGCTATGTTTGTAAATGTTGTGGTACTCGTGTTCAACCAGGTCAGGAACTTAATCACCGGTGCTAAAATGACGATATTTAAAAACGCAATGGGCGATACTGTCGCGTATCTGCCGAAAGTCATTATTACAGATCCATCCTGTGTTGATTACCCACACAGCAAGCAATCTGAAGCGACCTACAACGACCTGTGCGCTGATATTATGCGTGGTTGTGACATCGGTATTGAACGACTTCAGAAACTTCGGGAGGAATACGAAAAACGGTCTGTACAGGCCGCAATGGGGTTACCGCCTGTCTACGATAATTTAAAATAATTCTTGACGGATTACACAAGGACGTGTAACCTACAAACATCAAAACAAAGGAGGACACAATCATGTTATTCACTATCTTATGGATTCTTTTCTCTCTGGTTGTCGCGGGTGTTGCCAAACAAACAGGTCGTAACCCTGGTGTATGGTTCTTTATCGCATTTCTCACAAGTCCTGTGATCGGTGGTCTGATTCTGCTAATCGCATATCTGTTTAACGGTAAGGTCGTAAGGGAACAACCGAAAGTGGTAACTACAGGGATGTTCAGCAACTACCTTGCAGCCTATAATTATGTCAATGAACATTACACCATTGATACTGACTACCGGGCAGAAGCAGCTAGTGACCTGTTTAAGTATGCTACCTGTCGCGAGGACTGTGATAAACTGATCGCGAAGTATGTTAACTGACAGGAGAAGACTTAAATGCGTTTTGAAATTCTTGAGCTTGTTAAATATGACAAGACTGCTGCTGAAATTCTGGTTGATGCAGTTGCTGACAACGAAGTGAAATTTAAACTGTTAAACAAAGTTTGGAAATACATTGTAACCACGACTATTGTTGAGCAAGCATCACAGTTTAAGGAAGTCGTTGCTGATATGTACGCGTTCACTGGCGATGACGAAGTCAAACTGCAACTGCTTGATAAAACGCTGGAACGTGCGATCAACAACAGTTATCCGTTACAGACTCGTATTCAGACTGCGGTTGATGAAGCGAGTAAATTACTGTCAATCGTGCAGCCTGAAACTAAGTAAAAATTAAGGGACCAGTAACGGTCCCTTTTTCATTCAGTCGTCAATAGACGGTAATCCGTCCCCTGCTTTATCAATCCCCGTAATAGGTAGACCCGCCTCTTTATATACGTATTCCTGAAGGTCTGGATCCGGGAATACAGGCGCACCAGCTTGTGCAAGTCGTGCAAGTGCAGTGGTCAACGTCTCGATGCTGTCTTTACTGATTGACCCGGCGCGAATCGACGGGCGGTATTCATCAGGAAATGCGTTTAATGACCATAATTGTGGTATTAACTGACGATTAACACATTCTACAATGCTGTCAATACGTGATTGCATTGCGCGGATCCATAGTTCAGTACGACTACCCAGGTTAGCATTATTCCCGGTATTACCACCCGTTCCGAAAAACATGAAATCAGCCAGTAACGCACGGGCAATACTGGTATCCAGGCGTTTAATCGTCCGGTCAATATCCACAGAACTGGTCTGGTTAGGTGTAACGAATTCCAGTTTCACCTGTTGTTCACCACCATACGTAGTAACACCTGTTTCGTTATCATAACCCGTGATATACGGTTTAGAATAAATCACCAGCCCTGATTGTTCATTGCGTTTGATATTAGCGACGATGTTTTCATAGTTATCAATCATCGCCTGTGCTGCCTGACGCTGTTGTTCAGGAACGTTGGGGTCATTAGCCGCTTTCTTAATATCTGCGTTAACAGTAATTACCGGGAACCCTGTACCACGTTCGGCAAGTATGGATTCGATTTCCATATTCACTTTTTTGTAGTACCACGGGCGATAAGCTGTGCGCAGTAGTGATAAACCTTCCGGGTTACCTTTATTCGGACTTGAAATCAAATGAAGCGAACGGTCACGCGTGATTAACGTCGTTGTACCCTGGTTAGGTGAACGTTGATAAATACCACGAACATAACCTGTCGGTTCTTCAATATCCCAACCAGCAAGCGTTTCAGGTGCTACAGGAACCAGACGGGCAATACCCACTGTACCGTCATCAAGGTCTTTCACCCAAATGTCATACCAACCCCAGCCGAATACATCAACGTCTGTCCATGTCTGAACGAACGCAGACCAGGTATCATCCGGGAGTGCACCACGCGGATCACCCATTTTATTTTCAATAGCGTCCTGCAGCCATTCTGAATAACGAATAGCTTCTGGATCATCTTTGTCAGACGGGTCAAAAATCCACTGTACAGAACGATAAACGCTACTCATGGCAAACAGTACACCACCGATCGTTTCGTCGTTCTCAGCCATCTGACGAAGAATACGACGGCCTTGTTTACCGTTCAGTTTAGGAAGGAAATCGTCGTTTACCTGGTTGCCTGTTCGACTGTACCCGGCAACGGCTAGTTGTTCGAATTGTTGATCAGCCATGTTTTACAGGCTCCATACGGTTTACGGTTCTTAACGTATGTTATATCAGTGATGGTTTTTTTGCACGGTGTTAAAATAATTCTTGACGGATTGCAAACGTGCGATTATGCTTTAGTCATCAAATGAATGAAGGATGATAACTATGAAACCGAATGAAAATATTACACAACTGGATATTGCTTTTGGACCTAAAAACATTGCTGAATTTCTCCCGGCGATGGGTAGTATTCCGAAAGAATTTTTTGAAAATTCTAACCCGTGGAATCAGTGGGTCAGCAAATGGTTTTTCAATGGTCTGAAAGAATACGCAGTTGCTGTTAACGGTGTGAACTTTAAACAGGCCCATGCACACATCAATGTAATTCTTGGTAGTTTCGAACCTAAACACGAACATAAAATTGCCGGGTGTGCGTATCTCGCGTCAATGTGGTTTGTACCGGAAACAGTTAAATGACCACACGGGCTGAAAAACTTGTTGCACTAGCTAAAATGCGACAAGACTGGCGCAACGTAAACGATTGTATAAATGATGATTTAATTGAAAACCGCGTTAGTGTAAACATAAGGTTTCACCTTTTAAATAGCACGCGTTGTCAACGACAGCTTACCTGTTACGAGCGTAAAAAACACAGTTATGAGTGTAAACGGTATGCCGAAGTGATGGCGTGGGGTAAACAAACTCTTTTAGAACTTTCGTGGTTGAAAGAAGAAATCATCAGGCTTGAAAAAGAACTTTATTATAAATGAGGGTAATAATTATGAACCAGTTTAAAGGTACAAAAGGTTCGTGGAAAGTTATTATCAATGATGATAATACTCCCGATATTGTTTCAGACTCAGGTGTTGAGATTGCATATACACCAACTTATAACGGTGACAAAACAGAACAATTAGCAAACGCACGATTAATCGCTGCAGCGCCGGAACTGTTAAAAGTTTTACAATTAGCTATCGCAAAACGTAATTCTGAATATGAAATTTATATGAAAATGAAAACTATTGTTGCTAAAGCAATCGGAGAACAATCATGAAAAGTACAATGAAACGTATGGTAAGAGCTTATGATAAAGAATTAAAAATATTTTTAGACCTTCGTAACAGTAAGAAAAAACGTCGTAAACAAGCGCGTGAATGTGCTAAAGAATGGCATGACGATAACACCTTAATCGAATGTCAGGAAGACGCTGATGAATTGGCCCGTGATAACATTTATTACTTAGTCAACTGAATAACAGGAGAACAATCATGAACCATGTAAACGCTATTCGTTGTAATGATGAATATCAATGTTCGCATTGTGGTAAATCGTGGGATATTCACGAAGAAGCACCAGATTGTAAAATGACGCTGTTTAATGTTAACTGTTATAAAACTGTCAATTATTTTGGTTTGTCTTTAACTGTTCCTGAAGATATTGACTATATAGCCACGGATAGTTACGGGGGTGTTTACGGGTATTTTAGTGAACCAGAACTCTGTGATGAATTTTGGGATAATCGTCGTTACGGTATCCCAAAAGTGAGGCTTGCAACTGTAAACCTACACGGGCTGAACTGGCGGGAGACTCTAAGAAAATGTTAATTGGTTATGTACTGGTGCTTGTTCTGCATGGTGTGACTATTGAACCTGTGACAGAACGTATCATGACGTTCGAACAGTGTCAGGGTGCTTTACAAGCTGAACAGGCTTACAACCCTGGTAAAGTTTATGGGTGTACTGAAGTTTATCGGGACTAATCATTATGGAATACATGTACATTGCTTTTTCACTTCTGTTAATGATTGTTGTCGTTATTACAACTGAGAAAAAAGAACAAGGGGTGATAGGATTAGCAGTTGCTCTGATTCGTGTTCTTTCAATCATGTTGCTGGTAACCAGTTTTTCAATTGCTTTTGATATCGTGGAATTACAAAGCGATTATTACGGTTTTGTGAAACTTCAACATCAGTTAACATACGCCGTCATATTCGGTTTAGGTTCTGTTAGCCTCGCTGTTCTTTCATCTTTCAGACGTTGAAAAAAGCCCCGGACAGTTCCGGGGCAAAGTCGATCAGTAAAATACAAAAGGCCTAAACGTGAACGCGGAAAACTGTAATGGTACTATGAACGGACTGGTAAACCCTCTGAAAACGGCCTGAGTATGTGCAATCTGTGATTGAAGAAGACCAAATTGCGTAGCAGGACTTCCCAGACAACACGATGTTCTACAACACATAGCAACCTCCTTTTTTACGCTTTTTCTGACTCTTTAAGACCTAAAACGGCAATTACTTTCACAGCGATACGTTGCGCCAGGTCTAACTGTTGCTGGCTCAATTTCCCGGTAGTCATCACTGCCATGATCCCACTCATTGAACCCAACGCTTTAAAATCGTTAAATGCCGACTTCATGATCGCTTCTTGACTGTGACCTTCGTCTACGATTACGTGTGCGCGTAACCCCAGACTTTCGATTACTTTGTCTACCCCTTCATTCTTCGTCATCTTCGTTTACCTTATTTTTTGCTACTTTTGGTTGCTCACGAGGATCATTCATCGGGGGCCACGGACTGATATTTTCACGGGTTTCCACAGGTTCAGGTTCTGTACCTAAAAACTTACTGACAAATTCACCAGCAAAATGAGAAGTATCGCTGACATAAACATGCATCCTGTCTAAATCAGCCTGACTAATTGAATTAGGTGCGATATTAATTTTAAATTGATGGAAACCAACATACATCACATTAACAGGTCGTTCGATTGTCCCCGGTGTCGGGGGAATCACACCCAAAATCCAACAGTAATGAAAACGACCATCACCCATCGGTTCACAACCAGCGTTAAGCCAGCTTACCTTCGGATGAGGAAACATTGTTGTTGAGTCAGTGGCATCCCGACGTAACGACCACTCCACACCACCAATGTTAATAGTGCTTCGCGGTTTCATACCGTTAAACTGGGTGACACCCATACCTGCGTTAATATTCTGCATGTCGGTTTCCTGTTAGTTACATCTTTTTAAGCGCGTTGATACAGGCGGCAGCCAGATCTGTTAGCTCTTTTTTAATACCAGACGTCGAACCTTCGGTTTTTTCTTCCATCAGTTCGCGATATTCCATTTCAACAATGGACATCATCCCGCCGGGCTTATCGTGGTACGACGCCCAAGTCGAAGGAGGGTTATCCATACGTGCTTTAACATGGGCCATAACTGAACCATGTTCGCCAGCATAGCTATCATGATGAAATACTCCCATCGTGTCCGGGTGATGCCCGTGGTGATAATGATGATGGTGATGAATTTCTACATCTTCCTCTTCATCGTCATCATCGTCTTTTTTGATAACGTAATACGGTTTGTAATGCATACTCTTATCTCCTGTTAAAGCGCCCCGTACAGAGGCGCTTAGTTGACCAATTAGCAGCAGCCAGTCGGTGGAGTTTGCGGAGTAGGCAGCTTGAAGTTAATAAGCTGATCGACCTGGTTAATTTTGCACGCCAACTGAGACGTTTGTGACAATTGAGACAACTGGAAGTCACGGGTTTGAATCTGAGATTTCAGGTCACAAATCAGAACAGCCTGAGACTGTGCGAACTGGTCACGGATCAGTGCACGAGTTGCTTCTGCCTGACGTTCGATATTCAGGTTGGTTTCGCAGCAACACTTCTCAGCCGCTAACTGTGCCTGGAAAGAACGAGTCAGTGCAGCAGTTTCAGACGCACAGATCGCATTGGTCACAGTGTTAGTACCCTGTTGAATCTGCGTGTTCAGACCTGCAAAACCTTGAACGTTTGCCAGCAGGTTTTGTGTGTTTTGTTGGGTCAGACCGTTATAGGTAGAAGCTGCTGAGCGTTCAACAGTCAGGTTAGTACCATTCTGACCCTGAATGTTAGCCAGTGAAGCCGCATTAATAGCCTGAAGAATAGCGTTAGTATCCAGAGAGTTCTGAACAACAACACCTTCAGCAGCACCAATACCACGACCACCCCAACCACCGGCACCACCCCAGCCGTTACCGAACCAGGAACCGATAAGACCGCCGATACCACCACCAAGTGCAGCCGCGCCAGCTTCACCGCCGAAACCGCCAGTGGGAACTAAAGTCATGTCAGACATGTTGAAACTCCTGTGAGAGAATGTTAATTAACTGTAACCGATTGGTTACCTGCAGGAGTATAGACGTGTTACATTAATCTAACAGATAATTTACAAACATTTATAATGTAATTTGTCAAGAATTAAAAAAGAAAATGACGGGAATAATCCCGCCACACTGTTTAAAAAATGTCACCGTAATCAGGCGTACCAACAGGATTCACACCACCAGTAAATGGTTCTTCGACAAATTCAGTGCGTTTTGGTGATAGTGCAATAACCGCAGCATCGAAAAAGTTTGGCGACTTACTTCCATTTGGTTTTTTGTCGATCACAATCTTCCCGGCACCGTTACTGGTATATGTTGGCTGACTTAACTCAGCCTCTAACCGTTGTGCATTTTCCAGTGATGGATCAATCAGAATAATTTCGTCTGGATCCTGTGGTTGACCTTCCACATACCATTTATAAATTCGCTGACATCGCAGGCGTAACGCCCACGATGCCTGTGCTTTATAATTTGAGAAATAATCTTTGTTTGATTTACGGTCTTTATCGCCAGGTTTCGTACCACCGATAATATCACCACCTGGATCCACCACTTTTCCGTTCGGTAACCACGGGCGCACACGGAAGCGTAGAGTATCTTTCCGGTCATTTGCCGCTACTTTAACGCCTGTACCAACACCGTTAACTTCGTACCAGTATTCATCAACACCCAGCATATTAGCCATCGTCAACATTCCTGGTGCAGCCAGTTCAGCGCCCCTGTGGTCAAGTTGCAGATGTGTCAGGAATACACCGTGAGCAATTACCAGTGCGCTTGCGTCTTCACCACCGTCTGCGGCATCCTGTCCGGCGATACGCTGACCTGTTGGTGTAAGTAGTCCGTTAGCTTTGCGCCATTCTGTGTCACGGAACGCGTCAAAAGCAGCGCGTACCCATTCAGCTTTAATCAACACGCCCTGAACAGCAGCGGCATAATCGCGGTCAACTTCCTGTGCGAAAATATGCTGTAAACCTTTTTCAGCGAACGATTGTTTTTCTCGCTTATACCATTCGTCATCTTTAGCCGGGTGATCACGCCAGTCCAGAACCATGACACGCAATTTACCACGGGGTAATTTCTTACCTGGTTCCCATTCCAGACCAGCTTTACGATTACGATAAAAAACGTTACCAACACCGTTAACTGAACTGATGTCGATACGAACGTTGGTGTTAGCTGACAACGACGCTTCGATCAGTTCAGGACGATCTACGTGTGCTGCCTCGTCGAGAAAATAGACAGATTTACGACCACCACGACCGATGTTATCGCCAGCTTCACCAGTAATTGTTGCACCGTTTTCTGGGTTGATACATTTCATGTAAACCAGATGGTCTTTTTCACGCAGACCGACCGGGCGTAATTCCGGTGGTAATGCGCGGATAATCTGGCGAATCTTTTCAAAAATACTATCCGGGTCGCCCAGTTTATCAACAAGCTGTTCTTTACGTGATCCCCAGCCAACTGAAGAACCAGGACGATACAGCCACGCCCATACGGACAAACCACAGGCTACCCAGGTCGCGCCATAGTCTCGCGATTTTTCCCAAAGTCCTTTCTCTTTGTCTTCAAGCGCTTCATAAACAAACTGAACCATGTCGATCTGACGTTCGAAAAGGCAGAAAGGCATGTTAGGCGTGTACTCAGTACCGACGTTACGCGGGTCGTAAGTAAACGCCCAGTCGAGGATAAACGCTACCGGGTTTGTTTCGTAATACTTTTTCAGCACCGGGACAATTGCCCGATCCGTGCGCATACGATTTAACAGGTTAATGCGGTCAATGTAACACTGTTTATAATCCGGTCGTGGCTGACCTTTTCGCCAGATACGTTCGTCATTTGCGTAGGCATCCCGCCAACGCGGGTAATTATGAATATTTCCAGTAAACTTATTCATGATTATCGGTCCGTTTGTAACTGTTCTGTACAGTTTACCACGGGTGACAGGTGGTAACAGAGGTTTAAAATAATTCTTGACAGATTGCTCATGTATCTGTATAGTTGTTGTCATAGACAAGATACCTGACCAAGTATGTAGTAACCCGGAATTGTCCGGCTGAAGATACCGCTGATTGTCAGGCGCTACGGTGAGTATAAAGCGTAACTCACCCCACGAAATCACACACTATGCATCATCTGGTTGGATGGTGGTTCCTGCGGGGATTGTGAAATTAGTTGCGACGGGTTGAAGAGATATCTTGTCACTAAACAAAAAACAAGAGGGTTACAGGTATGAAATGTTCACAATTACCGTGGTTTAAAGATGAAGGATGGGTTGAAAATCATGTGAGTATTTCATCACCAGACCACGGGGCAATCGCGCAAGTGATTATTAAAATGGAAGACCCTTGTTACTTACCAAACGAAGAACAAGGAAAACTCCAGGAACTCCGGGGTAACCTGTCATTAATGTTAAACAGTCCTGAAATGTATCAAGCACTTCAAACTGTGTTAGAAACTTTTGGGCGCACTGATGGTGTATGTGTCACTACTCAGACAAAACAACGTGTAATTGAAAACATTCGTGAACTACTGGAGCGCGTCGAACATGGGTGATAAACCAACTCTGACACCGTGGCGGATCCGTCTGGAAGCTGATGACATTGCGACCATTTACGCTTACCAGGATAAACCACGAAATTTAGCACTGGGACAATACGCGCAATTATTCATGTTATCGTCCTGGCAGATTGTGCAACAAGCATTGGGGAAGATTAAAAGGGGTTATTGATGGTTGTTAGTGGTTATTCAATGGACCTTTACTGTGATTGCGCCGTATGTAAAAAACCTAAAGGTCCATTTTTCGCAACTGAGGTTACTTCGTTCGGTGGTAAAAACTTTCGTGATTGTCTGAAACAGGCTAAAAAAGCTGGTTGGGTTTTCAAAGAAAACAATACAGTTTGTTTTGCACCAGGTCATGGAGTCAAATAATGAATGTATCTGATAACCAAAACATGTGGTTTATCCGCAAACCTACTTGTAGTGATAAATATAAAGCTCTTGATGTCCATCATTATATTGAACAATATGAGATTATAAATAAAACACCAAAAGGTTGGCGTGTTAAATGTCGTTACAGCGATAAAGGTCGTGTATTACTCAAAAACTCTTATCACTGTTTTTGTTCTGAAAAAGACGCGCTAGAATTCCTCGCAAATGAGGCTAACAACATGGCGGCGTTGTTAGATGAACGTAAATTAACATATGTTCGTCTATTGTGTGATTGTCGTGATGTGTTAAAAAGGTGATTGAACTATGAAGATATTTCTCAAACGATTATTCTGCAAACACGAATGGTATTTGTATCGTACTATCCACGGAGATGAACGTAATTACGCCACTCAGGAACACCGTTGTAAGTTGTGTAATAAACATCGTTATTCAGGCGGTAGTTTTAAGGTTTATGAATTATGACCCGTAATGTTTTATTCTACATGCTAATTTTCATTATTGGTGTATTAGCGAAATGACGACTTGGAACATTTGTCATAAATCCGGGCGCGTACTGTTCACCACGAATGATGAACGGACCGCTATGAATCGTGCTAAATATGGGTGGAGGGTTGAAAAAGTGGATAAGAGTCGTGAACAGTTTGAAGCGTGTTATTCAGACAAATACGGAACACCAAAAAACGTCTTAGAAAAATTAAGGAAAGATGACGAGTACACCGTGGAAGAAGGCGATCGTTTGAATCGCGCGTGGGACATGTGGAAAGCCAGTCGGGAACAGTTGGTAATTGAATTACCAAAGCATGCTGGCATTTGTGTTAAATCACCCGCAACACCTATAGACGGATATGAAGCTGGTGTGCGTGATGTCGCTAACGTTCTGACCAACGCCGGATTAACTGTTAAATTATCGTAAATCCTATACCATCTTCACCAGTTCCACACTACCCTGAAACTATCAAACAGGAGTGTGGAACATGTTCAGATACGTTTTAAAATTACTCGCCATCATTGCAACCTGGCTGATTATACAGTCCGGGTATGACCTGCGTGTTCGTAACCAATGCTCAGACTATCAACGCATTACACGAACTGCGACAATATACAGTCACGGCATTTGCTATGCTGCAGACAGTGACGGACAATTTAAAATAATTCTTGACGGTTTACACATCATCAGATAGACTTCAATTTGTGTAAAACAACTGGAGTTATCACCATGTTTAAAACTGGTCAACACGTAGAAATCACCAGTCCACGACTGTTAGAAATTCTCGCACGTCGCAAATCTCAACCGTTCGGTACTGTTGTAGCGGTCGATCCGCAAGCTGAATACCCGGTTAAAGTTCGCATCACTGACGATACAGGGTTTTAAATCCCCTTCACGTTCAACGGTGAACAGTGCGATTACACTTTCTCATTTACCATGAACGGTCATCATGACCATCGTAGCCTGACACCTGATTTAAAAGTGGTGAACGTATGATTCTTGATTACGCGATTAAACTGTTAAGTTCCACTAACACATTGTGGGGTATTCCACCACAACGACTTATTACTGACCGTAAACAACCACATCGTAAAACAGGTATTGCAAAAGCCCGACGCGAGGCGAAGAAAAGAAGGAACAGGAAATGATTTTCTGGCTGATTTCAAAAATACCATTATGGGTCGTTAAACTATTACCGTGGTTAGTGGGAATGTTAGGACTCATATTCATTGTCAATTTCTTTCTGGCGCTGGATAATCTAACTAATAATTTAGTGAGGTATTGGTTATCATGAAACTGTCTGAAGCATTAGAACATCAGGATAAAATTAAACGTCTGACAGCAGAATTAAACACGGCTATCAACTCTGCTGTTAAAACAGGTTTGATTGTTGAAGCTGAATGTGTGGAGTTTACCTGTATTGGTTATTCACCTTCTGTAGCAATTCAAACATCCGTTAAAGTCAATCCACAGGATATCGACTAGTCATGAAAATTACACGATTTGGAACAGTAACTAATAATGGTGGTGAGATTCTATTCACGGGGTTTAGTTTTGAGTCGTCATATAAAGATGAACCAATGACACATGCTGGGATTGTTAAAGCTGTCTGCGAATATTTAAATTCAACAATCACCGATGATTCGTTTAAACCATTAACTGACGTTATAACAGGAAAACAACTATGAACTTCTTTAAAAACGCAATCATTTATCGTCTGACTAACCCAATGGCATTAATGGTCCAGTTACCAACACTGGAAGACAGCCTGTGTGCGTTTCAATTTACCCCGTGCGGTTCACAGGATATGACGCGTACTGGTTGGGTTCCGGCAACTGAACAACATCATACACTGGTTCACCAGGCTAACGGGCAATATCTGCTGACCATCCAGAAACAGGAAAAGATTATTCCGGGTCCGGTCATTAAACAACATCTGAACGCGCGAATCGCCAAACTGGAAGCTGAACAGGCGCGTAAGCTGAAGAAAACAGAGAAAGACGCGCTGAAAGATGAAGTGTTACACAGTCTGTTACCACGAGCGTTCGTTAAAAACAGTCGTACACAGTTGTGGATTGATATCACTAACAGGTTGATCGTGGTTGATGCGTCCAGTGCTAAACGGGCTGAAGACGCATTAGCACTGTTGCGTAAATCCCTGGGTAGTCTGCCTGTAGTCCCACTGACAACTGAAAACCCTGTTGAACTGACAACAACGGAGTGGGTACGTTCAGGAAACGCGCCAACAGGTTTTACAATGGGTGATTCTGCGGAACTGAAAGCGATCCTGACTGACGGCGGTGTTGCACGTGTTAAAAAACAGGATTTAACCAGTGACGAAATAGCCACGCATATTGAAGCCGGGAAAGTCGTTACAAAGCTGGCGATGGACTGGCAGCAGCGGGTAACGTTTACGCTAACTGACAGCATGACGTTAAACCGTGTGAAATTCTGCGACGAACTGATGTGCCAGAACGACGATATTGACCTTGAAGACAGTCTGGCACGATTTGACGCTGATTTTGTACTGATGACAGGTGAACTTCAGGCACTGATCAAACAACTTATCACTGCTTTGGGTGGGGAGGCTAAACGATGAAACGTAGTGATGCTGAAAACTACCAGATGATACGTAGTAATAATCACGAATAATGAACATACGCCCGGTTAGTTCCGGGCTTTCTAAAACGCTCTCTGACGAACTTAACACCTTCAACAGTACACTTGCACCACCTAACCTTGTTTATCGAAAACGCAAACGGTTTCCGGCACGATTTAAGCCGGAACAACCGCCTATTTAAGCGCCTTCTGATACAGTTGCGCGATATCGTCGATAGTTGCACCTTCAGGAACACTCTGAACCACGTTACCAACCACACCAGACAATTCCACACGGTCGATACTGTTCCCGGTGATTTTATCCAGTTGTTCAGACGCTTTTGCACGAGTTTTCGGATCGAACAATTCACGCGTCACCAGAATGTATCCGCCCAGCATGTAACGCTTGTAGCAAACTACGTACTGTTGAAGATGGCTGGGGATATCGTCGGTACTGTTCACCCACAGGTGTTTCGCTTCTGTGTCGTCTTCACCAGGGACGATTACGCGCTGACAATACGGTTCCAGTAATTCTTCAGCCGTGCTTGCCGCTCGTTTCCACCACTCGACACGACTCGTTAACGATTCCCCGACAGACTCAAGCGCATGACTTCCCATCGCGTCCAGATAGTTCAACACCTTCCTATTCGACAGGAGGCGGTGTGCGGTGACTTTAGCTGCGTCAGGGTCTTTATGCCCCGGATAAGCGTGTAAGACGCACTGAGCGTTGCTGAAGCCGTTATTGACACGATCTAACCACAGGTTAGCGAAGCGTAGTTGATCGGTTGTTAACTCCAGAGCAGCTCTTTTAGCCCGGTCTGAAATTTTCATAAATTTGTCTCCCATAAATTTTAAATTAGTTTCCCACAGATACCCACGGGTTGTCTACACGCCCTGTTTTACAGCTAATACAATGTTAGTATTAAGTTTACAGTTAATGCACAACATGCACTAATTTTCGACCACATACATAAATACGTAGCCAATAATCACAATGATTTCAAAGACTTGCATAAAAACATAGATTACAATAGGTATCTCCCAGACTTTTATTTTAGCTCTATTTACAGCTAATACACTATATGTACTATCTCTATCTTTCTATACTACTTCTTCTATTTATCTATGTTTTCTATGTTATCTATAAAAAGGTAATAAAAAGAATAAGATAGAGAAAGGTTGGTTAAAAAATAAACATGATGCAATCTATGTTAAGTATAACTTTAATGCATAACGTGCACTATATAATACACAACGTGCACTAACTGTACCAACATAGATACACAACGTGCACTAACAGCTAATGCACAACGTGCATCTTGCACTAACCGTTAAAGCACAATATGTATTAGGTGTAAGTGCACTAACATATAAAGCACATCTTGCACTAGCTGCTAACGCGAGTTATGATTTATCCGTGGTTAAATAAAGAAGGTGTGATAATGAAAAAGAACCTTTTAGACGAATTGATAGATTTAAAAGGCGGGGTGCAAAATGCTGTTGAATACCTTAATCGTCGAGGTGTTAAGGTAACTGTTGGTCGTTACAACCAATGGTTGAGCGGTAGATTTCATCCTAAAATTGAAACGATCAGTATTATTCTTGAAGAGATTACTGACTTCACACTGTCACCCTTGTCAGTACAACATTCTGACGAAAACATTGTTCTTAAACGCACAATACCGGTTACCGAACTGCGTCAGAAATTACCACACAGGCGTTTTGCTAATAACTACTGGCAACGTGTCAGATATGTTGATTCACAGATCCTGGAAGCTGTTCACGGTCACGACGTGTGGACACGGTTTGAGGCGATGTGCGGTAATTTTGAATGTACCAGATACGTGTTACGCAGAAATTTAAACGAACACACAATTACTGACAGTTGGATTCAGAATGGTTTGCGCCGGGGTTGGATCCCGGAATGTGTAAACGTAATGGTCGATTTGCTTGAAAAATACGAAGGCACCGGTACACCGTTTAACGTGATGGTTTGTGAACCACCTGTAGCACGAGTGGAACCACCTGTAGCACGAGTGGAACCACCTGTAGCACGAGTGGAACCACCTGTAGCACGAGTGGAACCACCTGTAGCACGAGTGGAACCACCTGTAGCACGAGTGGAACCACCTGTAGTCGATGTCAGCGATTTGAAGGAGAAAATCAGACTGTATGCGTTATCGCATAACCCACATTGTGATGTAGACAATATGCCGGATGATGTTGTTTTGATGATGTATAAAGATATGATGGGTCAATAAAGATAGCGGGGTAGTTAGCCCCGCTTTTTTGTTAGTATAAGTCCTCGCTAAATAACCGATCTTCAGGTGATGTTTTTGGTCTGGCGATATTCAGTTGCCCGGCATCTTTTGCAACCTGAAGTGCTTCAAAACGGTCCATGAAAACACCATACTGATCTACAAAGCCTTGTACTTCTGTAGAACGTTTGATGGATAATTTCCAGAACTCTATATTCTGACGCATAACGGGACAATAGTGTCGGATACCAGTGAAAATCTTAGTTGAACCATCGTTAAGTTCATATTTATTTGCCGCACACACAACACGTCTTATGGTCATCGGTACACCTCATAGAAAACGTGCGCCACATAGAGCGCACTGATGAATAGTATGAACAGGTAGTTATTCACTTTTCAGGCACTCTACGCAAGTGCCGTTGATGAAGTGATGTTTGTGGTTGCTGAGGCTTTCGAACTGGCGGTTAGTCGTATCACAATCGTCTGCTATTTTGTCCAGTATCCCGTAAGAATGAGAAACCAGCGAATTAAATTCATCATCACTGGTTACCGGTACAGGGACAAATCTAATCCCGGCATGTGCAAGACTGTTTGCCATTTCAAGACACTTGCGTATTTCTACAGGCGACGCTTTATTCATAATCACAACTCCCCCATCGCTTTAATCAGTGCGTCGTAGTGTTTGTCAAACGCTGTCAACTGGACGTTCGTTAGTTTGTATTTGGCTTTAAACAATTCACGCTCAACAAGCGCGTATAATTCCTGATTACTGGCGTCTGACAGGTGAGCAAGCATGAGTTGTTTTTCAGCCAGGTAAGTTACAGCAAACTTCGGATCGTGTCGGACAATTGAAGATGTGTTATCCAGCAGATCACACAGTTTTATAGTTTTCACCACAGGTTCAGCCCGTGATAAATGGTCAATGTCCCGTGCTTACCCTGTTTTACAACCGCACCAGGTACAGTCAGATCGTCCCACGCTGCCGGGCAACTACGCACAGGAATACCGTGTAATTGCGCCCATTGCTTACACAGGTTATCAACACCTGACGCACCACCTTCAATCAGTTCGGTAACCGGGAATTGTTTGTGAAGTAACCCTAATGCTGAAAACACTGCTGTTCTGTCGTTGAAGTCACGACCACCTGTGACGACGATTATCATTGTTTGTTAGCCTCAAATACAGCGCGAGCAAAACCACGCGGGGTTAATGACCTGATGACTTTTGTTTTAGTAGATTTTCCGCCTAATTTAAGATGTTGGTTTGAATAACCTTTTTTAACCGGGACAATTTTCTTTTCTGGCATAATAAAACCGTTACCTGTCCATAAACATGTTTTCTTAGGGTAAGCATCTCGTGGGTTAATATGCTCAGGAAAGAAAGGATGAATGTCATTTTCAGGTAGATAACCACCATATTCCCACGGGTTAAATATATAATCAGGTTTTCGCCAAAAAGTAGAAAGAACACTGACCGGGTTTTCAACAAAATACGGAATATTGAAATGGTCAGCGATTCTACTTGCAATCATTGCCGTAAATGCTGCTTTTTCTTGAAATAACGGATCTTTTTTCCTTTTAGATTCAAACGCTGATGCACCACTTACAGCCATGTCTGTACATGGGGGGAATGCAAATATAATATCCGGCTTCCCATAAATACCCGCAACCGCAGCATTCATAAAATTAACATCTATCCATGTATTTATATAATGAAGCCCCTCGTGGATGTATCTCGCATGAAATTTATCATATGGTCCATGATCTGCACCATCAGCATTAAAACAATAAACATGATAACCAGCCTCAGCCCACGGTAAGCCCATAATCCCTGAACCGTCGAATAATGACCAGACAATTTTCATCCTTCTGTCTCCTCGACGATCCGCGTGATTTTAACAGGCGCAATTGTTATTTTTCTGCAATTGAAACCCTGATCGTGAAGTGCTTTAAGTGCAACTCCAGCCATGTAAGTTGAACTGAACAGGGTAGCTTCACTGATATCAACCCAGGTAATTCGGGTATCAATATGTGCATAACGGTCTTCTTTTTTGATTACAGCACCGAACTCAGTCATGATCGTTTTTCACTCCCCACATGCAAGCGCCAATTGATGCAGCAGCCGCTAATAACCCAATACCTGCCAGAAACCACCACGGAGTTTCCGCATGATTACCACGGGTCATTAGTCCGACAATACAAGACGCGAGCGTTACGGACACAAGAAATACGATAACAGTAATTAAACGGTCAAATATGTTTTTCATAACAATCACTCCTTGTTCACTTGATGTACAGACTATAGCGCACACATCTGTAATTCGTCAAGAATTATTTTACACATCCTTGTGCAATGACTAACCGTTACTCGCAGGTGGGAAAGGCACTACATTAGCTGTTGACTGAAAAGGGAGAAGACGAATACCCCTGAAACCGTTTAGTCGAACGTTATTTATATTAACAACGTCTTTTTTCACTTTACCACGAAGGGTGGATTTAAACGCCCGACTAAATGCAGTTTTAGTCATTGCTGGACCACCTTCCTGTGTTTTCCAGAGACGATAACGACCATATAGTTCTTCAGTGTGCACCTCACCATCAGATACCAATTCGCAACAATCTCTGATAAAACTTCTAAGTGGTGATTGTTGATCCATAATTTCCTGACGTTCTTCCAGACTTGCTTTTGGTTCAGTAAACCGTCCGTTTGCACGTAACCGTTGCAAACCTTCAATCGCCCAGTTACAGATCCCCGGTAGTTCTTTCATCAGTCGTGCTTCCAGAGTGGTATCTTCACGACCCAGGAACGAAATGTTGAATGGTAGGATCAGCAAACGGTTAGCCATTGCACCTGAATCATCAGCAAATGCAGGTATGTTGTTAGCAGCCAGTGTCATACGTCCCGGTAAACGACCGTTCCATGCACCTTTATACTTACGATTAACCGGAATCGCATCACAACCTGTAATAGATTTGAAACGGTCCAGAATTCGGTTGCGATCAGGCCCGGACACACTGTGAGCATCACCAATAAACAGCACAGATTTATCCAGCACAGTTTCAAGTACCGCATCACTAGCTAAACCCTCCAGTGTGATCCCTGCATATGCTTCGTCACCTACCAGTGCCTGAATAATACGACCGATCGTACCTTTACCGGAACGTGGCGCACCAATCAACAGCATCGCTTTCTGATAGTCATACGAGTTGACAAGCATGTAACCAAGCCATTCTTGCAACAGTGCAATACGTTCCTGATCACCTTCCAGAGTTGTATTAAGAAACTGTTCAAATGCTGGCGCACGGGCAAACGGATCATAGCTATATGGTAAAATACTGGTCGTAAAGAAATCCGGGTTATGTGCATCACATTTACCCGTATGTACATCCAGTATCCCGTTCTGACAAACAATATAGTGTGATACATCAACACCGGGCCATGTTCCAAGCTCACGATCAGCCCGTGTGAATAAATACGACAATACCTTGTACGTACCATTAATCACGTCAGCTTTTGGTTCGCTGGCGAGCATTGCCATAGATATCTGATGTTTCAGTTCATCTTCACTCACACGTTCCCATACACGACCATTAAACCGGTACGGCTGTTGCTGGACGAAAATTAATGTGTTGTTCGGATAATAGTTATTAACGAACGTGGATGCGTTAACCGTGTGGTTTGAACCATATGCACCTTCACCGGGTTTCACACTCATATACGCAGGTGTTCCACCATTAGGAACGATGGTAGGCGCTGGTGTGACTGCTTTCATCAGTTCTGGTGTCAGCGTCGGTTGACTACGATAAACCGTATCACAACGTTCCACAGCGCCCAGAATTGTGTTTTCACGGTAATCCTGACGATCTGTCCATTTACCACGAACCAGCCCGGAACGGTTAAACAATCGTTCAATACGTTCGCAATCTTTTCCGGTCCAGAACGCAAGGTGTGAGCACAAGGCAGCATCAGCGGCAGATGCATTGTAGTCTTTTCCCTGGTCGCTGGGATATGACACAGACAGGCGTTCAACGTTTGCATTCCACAGATCCGCAAATGATGCTTTATTACCAAATACTGAAGCAGCACTGGACGAATTTAACGCCATTTTAATCAGTTCATCATCGTCTGCCGGGCCTGACCAGTCATCACAGGGTGCTGTTGTCCAGCGTGCGGAACGGTCTGAACGGATGCGACCATACCGGGCAATAGAATCATGAATACCCTGGGTATAATCAATATCAACATCACCATTACCCGTGAGCGTCATCGCGACGAAACGATCACGCCAGTACATTTCCAGCCCGGTTTTCTGGTCGTTCAGACTGTTAAAACCTTCCGGTATGCTGGTATAAGCACAGATGATATGTAAACCTGTTCCTGACTGACTTACTTCAGTGTAAGCATTTGGGAAACGGTTTACGAATTCATGCGCCAGAGGTGACCACGTAGCTGTCGCCTGATCTACCAGACAGTTATCAACATCGATAAAGAAATAAGGGTCGTTTTCTGTGAATACGAAACCAACACCAGACATACCGTACATTTGCGCCATACCCAACGCGGTGTGATAGTCAGACCAGTCGTTAGGGTTAGTGGTACTGGCTTTATAACCGTGTACCGGGCTGTATGGTACTTTCGTTGGTTTTGGACGATCGGCGACTGTCTCAAGTCGCCACATGACCCACTGTTTACGGTTCAGTAACCCTTTCATAATTTACGCTCCGAACTGACGTTCAGCAGCCATCAGTTTGACCAGGTTGATAGCAGATCGCCCGGTAAGCAGATTACGTTTAACATGAATTTCAGTAACGTTCAGACGTTTGGCAACAGCTTCAATACCGTGGTTATCAATCAGTTTTTGCAGACGTTCAATGCGTTCAGTATTCATTGTTTAATCCATTTTTCAAATTGTGAAGGGTGAGTGATGAAACGAAATTCACCACCTGCGTTTTCAACAATCGCACCGAAAGTGGCCTGTGCTTGTGCACGTTTATCACTGGGGATCATGTGCCAGCCAGGGCGTTTCATTTCGGCAGCAATAAAGACACCCACTTTCGAACCGATCATATCCGGTGTAACGATTTTGGTTTTAATGCCGATGTAGTCGCTTGACTTCATAACAGCGTTGATTTTCGCACTGGTGTTACCAAGACCATAACGAACCATCATTCCTTTTTCGTTTTTCAGAGCACCTGAGTTATTACGCCAGATACGTTGCCCGGCACGTGCCGCAATCAGTTCACACTCTTTACTGGTGGCGCTTTCACTTACACCGTCTTCGTGTGGTGTTCCGTCAGGCTGATAAAGCGCGTATAACTCGTACAACGCCATCTGACTAATACCGTGACGAATCGCCCATTGTTCAAGCGTTGTCATAATGTTTTAGTCCCACTAGTAAGATATTTAATTTGGTGTAAACAGTCGTCTAACGCATTGTGGTAAGTACCGTCACGGGTAAATTCTTTCGGGTTAATACCCAGCAAATCAACAGCTGTACGAACATCACGAACATTCCAGAACTTCCACGGGCAACGAACCCCAACAGCATTAAACCATGCTTCCAGAATAGTGATATCGAATGTGGAACCATTGCCCCACGGTTTAGCATCGTGCCAGATGAATTTGGCAAAATCTTTAGCAACCTGAACAGGATCGGCAGTACCACCAAAAGCATCTTTTTGTGCTTGTTCTGACTGCTGCGACCACCACTTCATAGTGTCAGGGTCTGTGTGACCGTAAGCGAGCGCATTAAAACCCATTGATGCGTAAAACGTTTCACCAATGTTACCCTGACGATCAAAGTAAACAGCGCCAATTGACAGCACTGCACAACCTGGTTTAGTGCCACACGTCTCAATGTCAACCATCAAATCACGCATTACAGTTCCTTACGTTTAAAATATTTCTATGCAGATTACCATCAGATTAATGAACTTGCAACCCTTGCGGCGAGTTCATTAGCTTCACGAGTACGTAATCCCTGAGCACTGAGCACATCAACACCAAACACCCTGTAAAACATCTTGTAAGCGTCATCAACGGGTATACCTTTGTCACGCTGAATACCGGCCCATGTGGTAATCATGCTACGTAACTTACGCTGTGCATCGTTCATTGCCTGAATATTTTTCATTGCACTGTAAGCTGCAACATGGGGTGCACCCGCGTTCAACATTTGTTCTTTTACCGCAACAGGATCACGGTCGATTATTACCACTGCCCGGCGTAATTCTTCCAGTTCTTCAGGTGTCAGTTCACGCAAATTACCTTCTACACGATCCGGGCCTGAGCGTTCGGCTTTTTCAGGAACATGACCACAATACGGGCAACACGGTAGACCAGATGGGTAAGGCTTCAGACACGGTGGAATACCGTTATCAGGATCACCCTTGTTTGTACATGTTGTGTTACTGTTCCCACTGCTGTTTGATGAACGACGGTCACGGTCGTCTAAAGACCAGTTGTAATGCTGATCGGGAAGTGGAAAACCACGGGCCAGAAATCGACGAACATTACCGACTTTATCAATAATCAGTGCTTTTTTACCCGGTTTGAAACGCAACGGACGACCCATCTGTTGTACAAACAAAGAGTAAGATTCTGTTGGACGGTCCATTACAGCACATTCCATTGCCGGGCAATCGTACCCTTCACCGAATAAATCGTTATTACATAGCACGAGTGTTTTACGTCGTTCAAAACGTTCCAGGATATCCGCTCGTTCCTGATTGCTGTTTCGTGAGCTGATCGCCTCTGCTGGAATACCCGCATCGCGAAATTCTTGTGCCAGTGCTTCAGCAGAATCCACATCACACGTAAACACAACAGTGAGTAAACCATCTGCATATGTTTTCCACGTACTGACGGTATCACCAACGATGTTTGAATCTTCCATCGCTTTTTTTAACGCAGAGGGTTTGTAATCACCCGTAGTATGGGAAATCATTTCTGCAGTTAATTCCAGGTCTGTTTCAGCCATGATCAGGCGATAATCAGCCAGGTGTTGTTGGCTGATTAACTCACGCATTGATGGACCGATGATCATCTGATCTGCGTAACCTGACGCATGACGACCCAGGCCTTTACCGTCAGCACGGATCGGTGTAGCTGTAACACCCAGACCTTTAGCGTTAGGGAATTTTTCCCGGCAGTCTCCCCACTGTGTGCCACGTACCAGGTGATGCGCTTCGTCGCTGAATACAAGAGACACATCGTTGTACCACCGTTCGTACTGTTTTGTTCTTAACGTTTGTGAACTGGTAATAACGATGTCAGCGCCGGGGGAATAGGTACTGTAACCAAGCGTTTTCATCTGCTGATTAGTTGCAAACTTAACAGTATCTTTTTGCGCTATAAATCTGTGTGGTAATCCCTGGCGAGCAACAGCCATTGCGATTTGACTAACCAGTTCTTTACGGTGTGCCTGGATGACTTTTACACCGTCTCTTGTTTTTACCAGTTCAGACATACAGAACGTTTTTCCTGCCCCCGTGGGAAGCACAAGAATCACGTCGTCAGCACCGCTTGACCATGCCTGACATACGTTATTGATAGCTTCAGTCTGATAATAACGAGCTTTCATTTTCTACCCTGTAATATCGAATCGTGAAAAAAGTTTAAAATAGTTCTTGACGTATTGCAACTTATTCCTCTAACATCTGCATCAACGAAAGGCGAGTGTAAAATAATTCTTGACAGATTACACAACACCTTTTAAAGTTAGCGACAACCAAACAACAAGAGGAAAACGTAATGTTCGAAGTTAAATTACTTGTAACTGCTCCGGGTCTGGAAACTGCGATCAACAATCTGGCAAATGCTATTGCGACTGGTGCTGCACCACTCATGACTGCTCAGGGTGATGGTATCACTAAAGAAACCGTGACTGTCGTTGCTGAATCACTGCCTGTTGTATCTGCACCAACTGAAGATATTGATGATAATGAAACCAGCACTGAAGAGTTCGACAAATGGGGTTTGCGTCATGATCCGCGTATCCACACTGACAGTAAATCCCTGAACAAAGGTGATGGTCTGTGGCGTCAAAAGAAAAGACTGGATGAAGCGTTTGTTGACGGTGTTAAACGTGAACTTATCGCTGAAGCAGTTGAAGCAGGGCGTTATACCGGACCTGCAGAACTTGCACCAGGTTATGTAGCACCTGTTGATCCTGCTCCAGCGGTTCCTGCCGCTCCGGTAGCTCCAGTTGTACCAGCAGCACCGGCTGCACCAGTCGCGCCTGTCGAGCAACCTGTAACCACGGATCCGGCTAAAGTTTATAACACACAGGTTCTTCAGTCAGCACTGATGCAGATGTTTGGACAAATTACGGGTGACCGTGCTGCGCCATTAAGTCAGCGAATCATGGGACTGTATGAAACTCAGAACGTGATGCAGATTGACGACCCAGTAAAACTGAAATCTATCATCGAACTGATTGAACGCATTAACGCGGCCCCGGCTGATGCTGAAAACATTGTTGGTCAGGCTGAATCTGTTAAACAAATGGGTGGGGCATTCTGATGACAAGTCACGCTACCTTTAGTGCCAGTGGATCAAAACGTTGGTTAGCTTGTCCGGGTAGCGTTCAACTGTCACAGCGGATTGACTATGTAGAACCATCGTCACCCAGTGCTGAAGAAGGTACAGCCGGGCACTGGGTGTTAGAACAGAAGATTAAAGGTAAACCGCCATTAATGCCGTGTCTTGCTCCTAACGGTGTTCAGGTTACTGAAGACATGCACATTTACGCGGATGACTTTATAGCAGATGTTCTTTCAGTTGGTGCGAAACTTGATCCGCTGTTTTCAGAAGTTCGCATTCACATTGACTGGTTGTTGCCCGGTCAGTACGGAACCTGTGATTATCGCTGGTATGACTTTAATACTGATACGCTTTACGTATGGGATTATAAATACGGT